TGCAAAGTCCCCTGATTTGATCCATACTACCTTTGTTGAGACGAATTCCTCCCATGCGTAAGATCGAACGTCTGATGAATGCCGCTATCACTGCTGGCAAAGATTTCAAACTTGATAACACCGAAGTCGTTGCATGTTCGAACGTTTCTGATGTGTTTCTCCATGGCAATCTGATCGCTCGCATTGGTGAAACCTGGATCGAATTGTTCGATGGTGGGCATCAATCTAACACCACCAAATCGCGCCTCAATGCTATTCTGCGTGAGCACGGAATTGGTGATGAGAGTGTGTTTCAAAAGAACTTTCAATGGTTCTTTCACTCTGCACAATTTGGCACAATTCCCTTCTTCTCTGGTATGCGTCTGAACTGAACTTCTGTCCTGGTGATGACATCAAACTCACCGCCATTCGTTAATCTTTTTCCTTCATTTCATGACTCTCAACCTCGCAATCTCTCTGCTTCGTCAAGGTAAAGATGGTTCGCAAATTCTGCAGATTCTTGACTCTATCGCAACCGACAATGAACAGGGAACTGTAACCGATCTGCAGGGCAATCCTGTTATCTGGTGACAGTTGATAAGGTGTCCACGATTCTCCCCGTGGACACTTTTTTTATGCAATACTAAAAGAGTCAAAGAAAAGCAACTCAAATGTCCGTGATCAAAGCATTCTCCATCGACGGCAAGATGATCAACAAAAGCACTGAAACTGGCAAGTGGTGGGTGTCTGAAATGGAGAATGATTGCTTCCGTGGTGCTATTGCTTCTCTCTATAACTTCGTGGTTGAGACTAATGCAGACTGTGACAGTGCCTACGAATGGGTCTGTGATCAGTGCGGCATTGATACATTCGTTGCCGACACTTGGGCATGGGATTGTTTCTATTCGGTGTTCGATTCTACCCGTGACTGAGTTACACTAAACCACACACATTCCTCATTCGTTATCATGGCACTCTACAACATCGCATCCGATCTTAACACCCGTCAGACCGTATGGGTGAGCACCAACGTTGCAAAGGGTCGTTCGCAACTTAACTCTCACCGTGATGATACGTTCGGTCGTTCACTCAATCGTGCGGGCATTGATGGTTACCCTGCGTGGGAACTTGCGGGTCCTCATACTAACTACGAAGGGCGTGGTTAGGTATAACATTCGTTCGTGATCTGGCAGTGCCCCCGTCCCGTTGCGTTCGGGGCGCCGCCCCCGTTATATAAAAACCATGGGTCCCCCTAACCTACAAAGTGTTACGGACGCGAGTAAAATATAAAGTGCTATATAAATCTGAAAAAGAAGATTCATATACCTGAAATGAAAAAAAATTCCGGAGAAAATTTTCAACTCGTACAGGTCGATCCAATTACTGGTGAGTATTATATTGTGATTCCTGAATGGATTGCAAACGATCTTTCTTGGTATGAAGACACAGAGGTCCGTTTGTCAATTGAGGGCGGAGATTTAGTGATTACCGAAAAGGACAGCGATTGACATTCACTATATAATACTGTATGATCATTGATGTAAACGCATTCTATTATGGCTAAAGGATTTACCGTAAAAGCAAAGACTCCGACCGCTTCAGAACCTGAATGGGATTACAACTTGGCCCGTGAGATGGTAAAGGGCAAAACAGTTGTATTCTGTCTACCTGGAAGAGGGGTCTCATATACTTACTTAAAGAATTTTGTTCAACTTTGTTTTGATTTGGTGCAGGCTGGCGCCAGTATCCAAATCTCACAAGATTATTCTTCAATGGTGAACTTTGCCCGTTGCAAGTGTCTTGGAGCAAATGTACTTCGTGGACCTGATCAGATTCCCTGGGATGGTAAACTGAAATATGATTGGCAATTATGGATTGATAGTGATATTGTTTTCAATACTGAAAAGTTCTGGCAACTTGTTCTGATGGATCAAGACATTGCTTCTGGATGGTATTGTACGGAAGACGGTCGCACGACTTCAGTGGCACACTGGATGGAAGAGGATGATTTCCGTAACAATGGTGGTGTTATGAATCACGAAACCATTGAGAGTATCTCAAAGCGTCGGAAACCATTCACTGTTGATTATGCTGGATTTGGTTGGTTGTTGATTAAGAACGGAGTCTTTGAACACTCAGAGATGAAGTATCCTTGGTTTGCACCAAAGATGCAAGTCTTTGAGTCTGGTGAGGTTCAGGACATGTGTGGAGAAGACGTATCGTTCTGTTTGGATGCAAAGGAAGCAGGTTTTGAAATCTGGTGCGATCCTCGTATCAGAGTCGGTCACGAGAAGACAAGAATCATTTGATGGCTAACGAACGATATAATATTCTCTGTAAGGGAAGAAGAATTTATTCAAGTCTTACAGAAGAAGAATATTTCAATGTGATGGAGGATCTGTCGATTGAATTTTATCAGACAGGTTCTCCAAATCCTGAAGATATTGAAACTGAAATTTTATTGGAGAATAATGTATGGCAGCAAAAGCAAAAGTCGGTCTGAATAAGAACTCCTCTTATATGCCTGGGACCCCTAAAAAGTCTCGTCAGGGAAGCGGTGCAGGAACCAAGTATGCCGCTTCGTCTCGTAATAATGCTCGTAAAAAGTATAGGGGTCAAGGTAAAGGTTAAACATGGCTTACTTAAACCATAGTCTTCCAGATTGGTCCTGTTATATTCGTAATGAATTCCTTTTTAACCATAAAATGGGACATGGTGAAGTAACCAAATGTGATGTTCATTCTGTTGCGAGCATTGAAAAAAGAGTTCCTCTGTTTGAGGCATTTTTAGAAAACGGTGTGAATTGGACTCGCAGGCCACTTCACGCTTTTTGCTGGAAACCAGACGCACCGATTGAACCTTTAGAGGACATTATGTATTGGGATTGCTTTTCCCCATACATTGACGTTCAAAGACGTGCTCGTCTCGCTGGATTACAGGCAGAATTAATTCGTCCCGATGGAAAAAAGGTCGTGGGATCCTACATGTTCACTCTTGACTGGTCCTGGGAGAACAAAGGTGTCCCAGATCTTAACTTTTCAGAGACTCCAGAGCATAAATGTGCTCATTTATTCAAAGTAGAAACAGGAAATTACTATGCCTATCCAAATAATCGCATTGTTTGGTATGATAATGCTTGGACTTTTAACAGAATCAGTAAAAATCCAGGTTATGAAAGTGATTTAACGGTCTATTCAGTTGAAAATAAGAGAAAATTTGAGACATCTGATCACTATATGTACCAAATTACCGATTTAGAATCAAAATAAATAAATTTTTACCAAAAAGTTGAGTTGAAACAGTTTTCAATGGGCAAACACCTGCTCCTAGAGGTGTATGATGTTGACTTTGACCTGATCAATGACGTAGATTCTCTTCAGAACGTCATGATTAGAGGTATTGAACGTGCGAAGATGACGATCTTGAACACTTTTTCGCACTGTTTTCTTCCACAAGGGTGTACAGTCGTCATTGCCCTTGCCGAAAGTCACGTTTCTTGTCATACTTGGCCAGAAAATGGGTGTTTAGCAGTGGATGTCTATACATGTGGTGAAGGAAATCCAAAATTAATTGCTCTTGAAATCTTAAAGTACCTTAATTCCGACTCATATTCTCTGCGTGAAATAGATCGTTAAATAGAAGTAAGGAGATAGCAACCTCCTTTATAAAAGTTCTGTTTTATTGACTTAAAACAGGAGCTAAAATGTCTAATTTACCCGTAGATAGAGATCAAAATTATATGAGAGAGATGTGGGGAACCACGAAATTAATCACTGATTATAATATAAACTCACCAAAAAGAGTCATTCAAGAAATTTATCATGACTTGGCACCCAAGCACAATCTCAAAAAACAAACCGAACTTCATGAGAAAATTCGTAATGATGAAGATTACGATGATTGGGGTTATGGAACTGAACCAACATATGGTTCACCTTGGAAATAGGATATAAATAAAGCAAGAAACTTTTGTCCGATGGCAATACAAAGGATATCTAGATCGTTTAAAGATATTAGTTTATCCTTTGAACCTCATCCGGTCACAAAGGATTTGCCGATATTGAGAAACGAAAACGCAATAAAAAGATCAGTCAGGAACATTGTAGAGACTCTTCCTACAGAAAAGTTCTTCAATCCAGTTTTTGGATCTGACGTTCGTAGTAGTCTTTTTGAATTTGTTGATTTTGGTACTGCCTCAATCATACAAAATCAAATTGAACTTGCGATACGCAACTTTGAAACCAGAGTTGAAAACGTTTCTGTTGAGGTAACTCCTAGACCAGATACTAATGAGTTTGAGGCAACCATATTCTTTGACATTATTGGACAAGACTTCCCGACTCAAGAATTTACATTTATCCTAGAGGCAACAAGATAAAATGCCTTTTACACAGTTTACCAACCTAGATTTTGATCAGATCAAAACTTCTATAAAGGATTATCTTCGTGCGAACTCAAATTTTACAGACTTTGATTTTGAAGGATCAAACTTCTCTGTATTAATTGATACTCTAGCATATAACACTTATATCACGGCATTTAATTCCAACATGGTCGTGAATGAGTCTTTCCTAGACTCTGCATCTTTAAGAGAAAACGTTGTCTCGTTAGCAAGAAATATTGGATACGTACCACGCTCTAGAACGGCGTCTAAAGCGGTTGTTTCATTAACGGTGCCAACTACCACAACAAGTCCAACACTGACCTTACAGGCAGGTCTAGTGTGCGTTGGTGGCATTGAAGACACGACCTATACTTTTTCAGTTCCAGAAAATATCACGACCACTGTAACTGGAGGTGTGGCATCATTTAGCGATGTCAGCATTTATCAAGGAACTTTTCTTCGTAACCAATTCGTTGTTGATGGATCATTAGATCAGAGATTCCTATTAGACAATTCGTTTATTGACACATCAACAATTGTGGTCTATGTAAAGGGTATTTCTGATACTGGATTGGGGAGGGAATATACATTAGTTGATAATATTTTAAATGTTCAGAGCACATCGGAAACATATCTGATTCAAGAAATAAAGGACGAAAAATACGAACTTTTATTTGGTGATGGTATTTTTGGTAAGAAATTAGAAAATGGAACGATCATCACCGTAACCTATATCGTTACTGATGGGAAAGATGGTAATGGGGCATCACTCTTTTCTTTCTCTGGATCACTAAGAGGATCTTCTGATGAGATTGTGACTCCATCATCAACAGTTTCTGTTGTAACTACCGCATCATCATCCAATGGTGGGGAGATTGAAAGTATTGATTCCATCAAATATTTTGCTCCCCGTCTGTATTCATCACAGTATAGAGCAGTAACGGGAAGAGATTATGAATCTATTATTCAACAAATCTATCCAAACACAGAATCAGTTTCAGTTGTTGGTGGAGAAGAACTAGACCCACCTCAGTTTGGAACCGTTTTAATCAGCATTAAACCAAAGAATGGTGATTATGTTTCTGACTTTGACAAGCAACAAATTTTAAATAAACTTAAGAATTATTCTCTTACAGGAATTAACCAGTCAATTATTGATCTCAAGGTTCTTTATGTAGAGATAGACTCTGCAGTCTATTATGATTCACCTAAGGTTTCTAATGTAAATGATCTAAAAACCAGAGTGACCAATGCTCTTACAACTTATTCATCATCAACAGATGTCAATAAGTTTGGTGGTAGATTTAAGTACAGTAAGTTAGTAAGAATTATTGATGATGTTGATACTGCGATTACATCTAATATTACCAGAGTTATTATCAGAAGAAATCTAAAAGCTGCTGTAAATGACTTTGCCCAATACGAACTTTGCTTTGGAAATCAGTTCCATATTAATTCAAAAGGATTTAATATTAAGAGCACTGGATTTAGAATTTCTGGAGAAGCAGACACTGTATACCTAACGGATGTTCCTAAGAAAGATGTTAATGGAAATCTAGATGGTAGTGGTATGGGAGATGTTTCAATTGTTAAACCAAATCCAAATGGTATTGATAATATTGTCGTCATCAAATCTGCTGGAACAATTGACTATACGACTGGAGAAATACTTTTAACTACCATCAACATAACTGCTACAGACTTAACTAATAATATAATTCAAGTTCAAGCATACCCAGAATCCAACGATGTTATTGGACTTAAAGATCTATATCTAAGTTTTAGTGTTGCGGATAGTACCATAAATATGATTAAAGATACAATTTCTTCTGGGGAACAAATATCTGGCATTGGGTTTAAGGTAACTTCAAACTATCTAAACGGGGAACTAAAGAGGATATAAGATGATAGCAAC